TAGTGGTCTACCATTAAACGTAACAGGTGATCGCAGTAGCGAAGGCGGGCCTGGCGCGGCCACAAGCAGATACGCCAGTTGGCTACCTGAAGTATATGCAGGTTCTCCTAACAGACTCATGCGATATATTCAGTATGATCAAATGGATAGTGACCTGGAAATTAATAGTGCATTGGATACTATTGCAGAATTCGGTACTCAGGAAGACGAATACACTGGTTTACCTTTTGAAATCAACTGGAATACAGATCCTTCAGATACAGAAAACAAAATTTTAAATAAGACTCTCACACAATGGTGCAGAATGAACGAAATGCACAAAAGAGCATACAGAATATTCCGTAGCACAATTAAATACGGTGATCAGTTTTTTATCAGAGACCCTGAAACATACAAGTTGTACTGGATAGACCCTGCTAACATTGAAAAAGTAATTGTAAATGAAAGCGATGGCAAAAAGATACAGACATATTTTATTAAAAACTTACAACCTAACTTTGAACAACTAGTTGCAACAGACGTAGCACCTATTCACAGCAGACCTTACGGTTCAGGTGGCGGACTAACAAGTGGATTTAGTACAGTTAATAGCAAATCTAATAATTATATGACAGGTGCCATGGACGGTGTAGATCAGGGAACACCTGTAGATGCCAAACATGTTGTACATGTTAGTTTAACAGAAGGCATGGATCATAGTTGGCCTTTTGGTGTAAGCATATTAGAACCAATTTTTAAGGTCTTTAAACAAAAAGAACTATTAGAAGACTCAATTATTATATACAGGGTACACAGAGCACCAGAAAGACGTGTGTTCTTTATTGATGTTGGTAATATGCCACCTCACAAAGCAAGACAGTATTTAGAACAAGTAAAATACGAAGTACAGCAAAAACGTGTACCTAATAAAAAATCAGATGGTTCCAGTGTTGCCGATAGTGCCTATAATCCAATGAGTATGTTGGAAGATTATTTCTTTGCCACCACAGCAGAAGGCAGAGGAAGTAAAGTTGATACACTACCAGGTGGTGAAAACTTGGGTCAAATAGACGATTTAAGATACTTTAATAATAAACTATTAAGAGGTCTCAGAGTACCTAGCAGTTACCTGCCTACCGGTCCAGAAGATGGAAGTAGTGTTTATAATGATGGTAAAGTGGGTATTGCATATATTCAGGAATACAGATTTGCCAGATATGTGGAAAGATTACAAAAACAGATTCAGGAAGACATGGATAATGAATTCAAAATGTTCCTGAAGTACCGTGGCATAGAAATGGACAACGGAGATTTTTATATTACTCTAAACAAACCAATGAACTTCAGTAGTTACAGGGATCTACAACTGGATACAGAAAGAGCTAACCTGTTTAACACATTGTCGGCTACTCCATTCCTAAGTAACCAATTTAAGCTCAAAAAATATTTGGGACTTAGTGAAGACGAAATCAAAGACAATGAAGAGTTATGGCGTAAAGAAAACGGTTACGAGAAGTTTATAGATGATAACAGATCATTGGATCTTAAAAATGTTGGTGTCAGAGCAGAGCCTGATGTAAACGTAGATCCAAATGCTGATTTAGATTTGGGAATTCCTCCAGAAGGAGCACCGGAGATAAATACTGATATACCACCAGAAGGGGGTACTGATTTAGATGCTGGAGAACCATTATAATGAGATTAGTAGAGTTTTACAATCCTGAGTTTGACGAATTTCAGAAGAGAAATGCTTCTGATACTAGAACTCCTAAGATGACATTAGAGACTCTCAGTAAACTCAGAAAGGCTAAAGAAATCAAGAAAGCAGAAGAGCTGGAACATGCAAAGTTTCAGAAAGTTATGTATGCTAACCCAACACAGGGTGCTGGTGGAATGATGTAATAACAGTTTATAACACACTTCAAAAACATTATAAATAATCAGTAAAATCACAGATATAAGCAAAATCACTCAGAATCACAGCCTTTCCCACAAAAAAACACATGTTTACATAAGTAAATAACAAGCCGTGCTACAAGTATGAGTACTTGTGCATGGTAAATAATTTTTAAGGAGACCACAATGTCAGAATCAAGAAGTAAATTAGAAGAAATTCTTGAACTTCTCCTTGCTGAGGAAAACGAAAAAGCGGAAGAAATGCTTCATGAGTATGTTGTTGCAAAAGCAAGAACAGAATATGAAAAAGTTCTAGACGAAGACGTTTCTGAAGAAGAAGCAGTTGAAGAAGCAGAAGAATCCGAAGAAGAGGCAGTTGAAGAATCAGAAGAATCTGAAGAAGAGGCTGTTGAAGAGTCAGAAGTTGATGAGGTTATTGACCAAAGCAACGATCTAGAAGACGATATCCTAACAGACGAAGACGAAATTGAAGCCGATGAAACCGGAATGGAAGAAATGGGCGACGAGGAAGGCGAAGATGCAGGTGACGAAGATCTAGAAGATAAAGTTGACCATTTAGAGGATGAGTTAGAAGACCTTAAAGCAGAATTTGAAAAACTATTAGCAGACGACGATGAAGGCGACGACATGGACGATGCTGAAGAAGTTGAAGACGAAATGGCAGACGAACTTGATCTTGAGTCAGTTGAATATGACCTAGATGAAGAAATTGCTGAAGAGTCAGACGAAGTTGTTGAAGAAGCAACAAAACTACAAGATAAAGTAGCAGACCCAAAAGGTGGTGAGTCAGATAATAATGAATCACCAATGACTAAAGCACCAGCAAAAACTAAAGTTGAAGGTGCGGGTGAACCTGTTAAGGCTAAAGACGGTAGCGACGGTAACAGTGGTGATAACTCACCTAAAGATACTGGCGGCAGTTCAAATCTTAACGTAGAACCTAAAAAGGTTTAATAAGGTTCAGGTAAGTTTTACAGGAGTTTTCGATGGCTAATAAACTATATGAATACATGAGTCCAGCACAATCAGGTCTGATTGTGGAGTCTAACGACGGAAAAGACCTATGTATGAAAGGTTTATTTATTCAGGGTGACGTTAAAAACCAGAATGGTAGAGTATATCCAAAAGATGAAATACAAAAAGCAGTCGAAAGTGTAAAACAAAGATTAGGTAAAGGTGAAACTGTGATGGGCGAATTAGACCATCCAGAAGAACTACAAATTAATCTAGACCGCGTAAGTCATATCATTACAGACATGTATTGTGAAGAAGCAAACGGTTTAGGGAAATTAAAAATCATAGATACACCAATGGGGAATATTGCAAGAGCATTATTAACGGCAGGAGCACAACTTGGTGTTAGTAGTAGAGGTTCAGGAAACGTTAATGAAAGTGGTAAAGTTTCCGACTTCGACATAGTAACAGTGGACATTGTGGCACAACCAAGTGCACCAGATGCCTACCCTAAAACAATCTATGAAAGTTTATTTAATATGCGAGGCGGAGCATCATTATTTGATACCGCCAAAGCAGTAACACACGATAAAAGAGCAGAAAAACACTTGATGAAGGCTATCACTGGCTTCATCGATGAACTTAAAATTAAGTAGGAGACTACGATGGCAGTGAATTTTACAGATCTACTTGAAAATGCAGAATTAACATCTGATGTTAAGGAAGCTCTTCAAGAAGCATGGGATTCCAGAATCTCAGAAGCAAGAGAGGAAATTACTGCGGAACTTAGAGAAGAGTTTGCACAAAGATACGATCATGACAAGGGTCAAATTGTTGAAGCAATGGACAAATTCATCTCAGAAAAAGTTTCAGCAGAAATAGCCGAAATTGCAGTTGAGAAAGGAGCTCTTGCAAACGATCGAGTTAAGTATCATAAAGCCATTAGTGAGCACGCCAAAGTTTTAGACAAATTTGTAACTCAAGCAGTTGCTAATGAAGTCAAAGAACTTAGAGCAGACAGATCCAGAGTTAGTGAGCATGTAACTAAATTAGATAATTTTGTTGCAGAACAACTTGCTGGTGAACTAGCAGAATTTCACGAAGACAAAAAAGGTCTTGTGGAACAGAAAGTCAAAATGGTACGTGAAGGCAAAAAACAACTTGCTGAAGCGAAAAAAGATTTCATTAAGAAAGCCGCTGATAAAGTGGAAAGTATCATC